CCACGGTTCCCCTATGGAGCACACCGCTTGGTCCTAAACAGTACACGGCTGTTGCCAAAGCAACCATGTGGGATTTCCCCTCATGAGTGATCTGGTCAACAGACCGTGAAACTATATTCCAGACATTCGGATAACCTTTCATGAATGAATCCATGATAAGGTTTGGCATTAATCGTATGTTTCGCACGACAGTCAAAATGTTCCCAGCTCCTATAGGAGTAAATTCTCCTAAGAGAGGGTGGATCCATCTTTTGGCGAACTCGGCTACGTTACCCTCATGACTTTTGGTCATGTTGATTTCTACACCGAGATCGTTCATTATAGCTTTATAGCTTTCGGCTACAAGATCATTGGCAATGATTATATCATCACCAAGGACAGCATAATCCCTGAACCAGCTGGCAATGCCAACGCGGTTTGCAGCGACCTGCACAATAATGTGATGTGTGAGAGCAAGCATACCCCAAGAGGAGTATGCCCCCATAGGTTGCCCTACGGCATATTCATATACAGTCGAAATTTTCGACCCGTCTTCTGATTTACGAACGTAGTAATACGGTCGTTGAAGCAGGGAGATCCAAAGATCTCCAGGTTCACCCAACAAGTTCAAAATTTGAACTTGAAGGCTCGCCGGCAGTCTATCTGTAGCTGCCGACAGATCGAAAGAAGCAATCCGAACTCCAGAGACACAGCGGTTTAAGAGCTCCTTCATCGGTCGTTCTTGATTGAACGTACCATCCTGAGGGATGCGACGAAGGGATCGGAAGATGGAGTCATGTAGTGGTTTCAACACAAGTTGAGACCAGTAATCTACAATGGCTCCTATTCTAACTTTCCCTCTCGCCTCTAAAACAGTTGCCAACCGTCCGATATACAGTTCCTTTGGAACCACATATCCTAATCTGCACCCCCTGCAAAGGAGTGCGATTAGTCTGATAAAGAAGACGAAAGGCATGGTTACCACCAAAATCCACAGCAGCCACACCAGGGGTAAATCCCACTGGTGGGCTCGGCACCATCGTACCCAGGCTACCATTTGTTTAGGATGGTATGCAAGGGCAATGGCGTCGATTGCGGCGGACCAAGTAGCTCGCGGATAATTTGGACCCGAACTCTCGGATATTCCGAGAAGATTCGGTTTCTTAAGATCCTTAATAGAGGGCATATGAGCGATTACCCGACGCAATTCCCATTCAGGAATTGTGGG